CAGGGGTTTACCCTGTCTTCCTCGATGCTTGTGAAGTGATTCTTCGCAGCAGAAAGGAGCTCTCACAATGACTGAGTACCAGAGGTATAGGGACACAGCGAATATAGATGGGGGAAACCCTCTCTATTTCTTTGATGTCCCAGTGCGTGTAACTAACGCATCGGGCGGCCTAATTTACTTAGGCAACGCGGGCAACGGACCCTACTCTTATCTGCAATACAACCCATCCAGTGTCATTATTGATACTGCTGGGAAGGAATTGTCAGAAAGATATGGGGTCTTTGTCCCTCGTAAAAGGTTCCACGGAAGTGGTGTATACCATGACCGTGTCACCTGGAACGTCCCCCTCTTACCCGATTATCGGGTTTATTTTAACTCTGACGACGCTTTGTTCGTTAGAGTTGAAATATTAGGGAATCGTCCGCGCCTCCGACTGGGTGGGATACCCGTTCGGATGCACGACACCCTAGGAAGCGCTAGCTTCCCTACTCAATCATTGATGCCGAGGCTACCCAATGACGAGCGCAGTAGACTTTGTCTTGAAGCATTTAATTACTTCAATGACGTATTCCCTGAGACTCTCCCTGTTGGGGAGTTTGTCCAGGGTTTCACTCAACTAAAGGATTTAATGCCTAAAATTGAGAAGTCTATCGCGAAAACTATTTCCGGAGGGTATCTAAATGAGAAGTTTGGTTGGGAAAACCTACTTACTGATTTAGAGGCTCTCGGCGGATTATTCGACGAGACAATCTCGCGAATGGATTACCTACGTAGAACGTATGGTAAGCCTCAGAGGATGGGCTTTTCTCGCCCTAACTGCTGGACTCCAGACGAAAGTCTGGATTCCTTTAGTGAGGCGTATAAAGTATATCCACCAGATTCCGCTTTCGGATCTAGGGTCATACTGCAAAGTTATCAATGTGACTTCAGAGCGACTTGTAAAATTTACCAGACGCTTGATTACATTGATGGCTTTACAGGTTTCTTAAGGGTAATGGCAGGTCAGCTAGGGTTGAATAATCCCGTCAAAACTGTTTGGAATATGTTACCAATGAGTTTTGTCGTGGATTGGTTTTTCAACGTTAGCGCTCAGCTGGACAATTTAACTCGACTCGATCCTGCCGAAGGATGGAATGTCTATGACATAACCCATTCTTTGACATATCGTGCCGGTTATTCTGTCCAACCAGCTGGCTATGACGAAAGTGTGTATTACTGGGTCTTTGATCCCGGTTTTAACCCTCTCGGCACAGCGACTCGCCAGTTGTACCATCGGTTCGTGGGTCTTTCTATTGATCTGGACGCGCTCAATCCAGATAATTTATCCCCAAATGAGCTCGCCTTGTTGTTCGCCTTGCTTCATCAGCTTGGCTAACAGCTCAATTGACAGGAGCCTACCTCTACATGCTTACATCTACACTTACATTGGATGACGCCTCCGGCGACGAAGTTACTTACGCTCTGATTTCTCAGGACGCAACTGGCTCCGTTCGCCGCGATACCGCGACGACCAATGCCGAACCCGGGAGTCTGACAATACGTCATTCCCGGGCCGGTAAAGGCCCAAACGTTATCGATCGACATCTAGTTCAGTTCGCAAGAACCGAGATAGATTCGAATGGCGTGCCGAGGACTGCTATCGTAAACTTTACGATGGCAGTTCCTCAGTCGACCGTATTCACGAATGCCGAAATAATCGATTTAGTTTCAAACTTGATCGATCTTATTGCGGACGGCGGCTTTACCTCCTCAGGTATTGCCGGGACTACGGCGCTCACTCAACTGCTCCGCGGCGAAAGCTAGTGAAGCAAAAACTCGCTTCATTCGCCATCGCTGTGGTGTATGTTGTGTTACTCGTCGTCCTCATCATTTTATTGATGACAGATGACGTACAACTTCCGTGAGAGTAGATATAAACAGCTAGTCAATGTTGAATTGGCTAGAGAATAAAGGTATCTCTTATGGAGGTCTACGCGTGATATAGAGATTGGCCTTGGATAGGAGTCCAAAATTGGAACCTACGAAAAGCCAAGTCGACGTATACGTTGACCTGTTTGAGCAATTGCTCCGCTGCGATCCACTTTGTGTCGCATCGAATAAGTCCCTTGAAAAGGACATTATGACGTTACGTCATCGTGTTCAATTCGAGGGCTTGTCTTTCCTAACCAAGACTCTTCCTAAATTAGGAAAAGCTCTTGATAATGGATTGGCATCAGGCTCGTTCTCCATTCCCTGTGAGTTTCATCATTCACATAAGAATGGTAGTATACCCGCATTTATGCAGGCATACTTTAACGGCCTATTTGATGCAAATGGCACACTCTTGGACGAAGCAAATCCTTTTGCAGTGAAACATCTGCGCCAGGTTTTGTTTTTCGCGTACAAGCTTGAACTGCCGTTTCAGGAGGATCAAAAGGCATCCGTCGTGGATTCCTTTATATCTACTGAGGGTGAGTTAGAGCTGCCTGATGATATAGAAACTCGAGAAATTCTCGAAGTATCTTCTTTTATCATCGAGTCTATATTCCGGGATTTTGATCCCAAAGATATAGTGCCGCGACATGGTCCGGGTGCTGTCGCTACTGGTGAACGCATGGAAGAGAAGTGGAATTTTTCACGACTCTATGATGCTATTCATCAGCAGTACCCCTACTATGATTATTTCATAGCGGGAGGTAGCAAAGAGCTGGAGGATCGGTTGGACTGGTATAAATCTTTAAAACGCCTTAAAACAGGCGTAGCAAAGGTTGTTCTAGTTCCAAAAGATTCCCGCGGTCCTCGACTTATCTCTTGTGAGCCACTGGAATACCAGTGGATTCAACAGGGATTGGGTCGGAAGATTATGAGTCACCTCGAAAGCCATTGGCTAACAAAGGGACAGATTAATTTTGTCGATCAATCTGTTAATCAGAAGTTGGCGCTATCAAGCTCGCTTGATAACTCCTTCTCAACGATTGATTTGAAAGATGCGTCGGACCGAGTGTCAGTTGACCTTGTTGAGAAACTCTTTAAAAGAGTTCCTCAGCTGAGCAAGGCCTTACTGGCATGTCGTACGAGCGCAACACTCCTCCCTGATGGGAGAGTTCAATTACTCAGGAAGTATGCGCCCATGGGGTCAGCTTTGTGCTTTCCCGTTGAAGCGCTTATTTTCTGGGTATTGATAGTTGCGTCCATCAGCCGCTACCGAAAGGTTAGACAGCGTGATGTGGGCAAGACTGTGTTTGTCTATGGGGATGATATTATCATTCCTAGAGAGTCTGCACAGTTTAGTATTCAGCAACTAGAAAGATTTAGACTAAAAGTCAATCTTTCCAAGTGCTGTATCTCAGGTCCTTTTCGCGAGTCGTGTGGTACTGACGCTTTCAAAGGCGTTAAGGTCACACCGATTCGCTTAAAGACTCTGTGGAGCGGACGCAAGTCAGACGGTTCTGCCTATGTGTCCTATATTTCCTTGGCTAACATGTTAGCTGAGGAGTATGGGGCTTGTAGTGATCTTCTTTGGAAGATGATAGAGAAAACGTATGGCAAGATACCATACGGAACTTCTAGATCGTCTTACCCTTGTAAGATCATATCCTGTCCTGACGTAGCTGAAGATAAAAATCATCAGTTATTCAGGTCTAGGGTCAGCAGAGACTACCAACGCGTCGAGTTTTACCTTCCGTATGCGAGCATACGCAGACAGAAGAGTAAACTCGACGGTTGGCATCGTATGCTACGGAATTTTACAATTCCGCCATATGGTGACCCGTCTACCATTGTTGTTCCTCGCTCAATGTTAATCAAGCGAGGATGGACTGC